TCTACCTGGTAATCAACGTAGACGTTAAAGCACCTACATCTGATACGCTGGCATACATTGCCCAGGTAAGGTTGAAGTAATGCCGCTTGAGGGTTTAGGTAAAGTCAAGAAGGCGATTAATCAAACAAAGGTTAATGCTAATAGAGACATTAAGTCTATGTACTTTCTAGGCTTAAAGGTAATCATTAAAGGCACGCCAGCGGATGAGGGTAGAGCGCGGAACAACTGGTTTTTAACTGTTGGTAGCGCATCCAGCTCAGATGGCAGAGCTAAAGATAAAGGTGGCAACGGTTCGCTATCAAGCTTAGATGGTATGCCAAGTTGGATATTAAACAAGAAGATATTCCTAACAAACAATATGCCATACATTGAGATGCTAGAATATGGCGGATACCCGAACCCAAGCAAGGGTAAGAAAACAACAAGCGGGTACAGTAATCAGCTAAGACCGTTTAAGTCTCCCAAGGGCTGGGTAAGGGCCACACTGATTGACATGGCTAACAAGATAAGGGCGTTTTCCAAATGAGTTATCTAGATACAAAACAGGCTTTAATCACTCAGTTTTTAGCCGCGTCTGTGACCGGTTTAACGGCTGATGATATTGGATACCAGAATAAGTTTTTCGACCCGTCTAATAAAGCTTTGTGGGTCTCTTTGCATTTCATTCCTGCCACGTCACAAATGATGGGTAAGACCACAACAGACAAGAATGAAGACCGTGGAGTGTTTCAGGTTAGTGTGTTTGTCCCTCTGGATAACGCAGAGTATGACAACGTACAATTACGGGCTGTTGATGAGGTATTAACAGGCTTTCAATATAACACGTCAACAGTGTATAATGGGCAACAAGTGGACATATTAGAATCAACAGTAAACCAAGGCCGCGAAAGCGAATCATGGTTTCAACGAGATATATCAATTAACTATTTAACTTTTAGTAACAGAGGGTAAGAAAATGGCAGGCGAAATTAACGGTACTAATGTAGTAATCGAGAGCAGTGCAGGGACAATCTTAGGTCAAGGCACTGGCACATTAACTTGGAACACTACACCCATTGACATCAGTAATAAGTCCAATGGCGATAGCGTTTCATTGATGGATGGTGAAGGCTCTGGAAGACAACTGCAGTATGCTTGTGAATTTGTATACAACACAGATGCAAACTTCCAAGCCATCAGCAATGCTGCACATACCAACACCATGGATACGTATACAATTACCATTCCCTCTGGCGGCACAACTGATGAGTCGTATACCGCTCTAATGATGCCAACAGGTTTAAGTGTTGCTGTTCCATACGGTGATAAGATGACCTCAAGTGTGACATTCTTGTCAAGCGGTGTTGTAACTCACGTTCCTTATGTAGCGTAATATATGATAAAGCTTTGCTATAAAGAGTATGAATGGAAGGCCTCAAACGAGGCTTTCAAACTATTCTATGATAAAACAGAGTTAGATTTACAATCCGTTTTCGGTGATTACATTACCGCTTGTATGCATATGCCAGAAGGTATCGGGTTATTCGAGCAGATGCAAATCTATTCGAAATTGCATAGCAGAAAAACGGCTAGCATTGCTTTGCATTGCCTCATAAAACAGTCTGATACTGGCGTATCTATTGATGAGATATACGATGCTACATATCATGTTGGATGGTTGTTAAGTGAGCGCCCAGATGATTTGAGCGAGCCGTGGCCTTTTGTGATGTTAAACACTGCATTAGAGATTAATGATTACTTTAACGCCAACATACCTAAAAAAAAAGCACTAGCGGATACCGAGGCGGGTTAGATATCGCCAAAGCTGTACCCTATGATTATTGGGGTATGTTCAAGATTTGCGTTAATCATTTAAAAATAACCCCTTCCGAGGCTTGGAAAATGGATTTAGCGGAAATAATAACGCTATTAGATAATCAAGATTCTAAACATATAGATACTAGCATCATGCTCAATTTTGAGCGCATAAAAAACGGGGCGGATAAGTCATGGCTACAGAAGAGTTAATTGTTAAGCTGGATGCCAGGACAGCAAAGCTTGATGCTAAGTTAAAGAAGTCTACTGATGGGCTAGAAAAGCTAGAGAATAAAACAAATAGGGCTGATGGCGGACTTAAAAAGCTTGGTGGCGGTGCAAAGATAGCTGGTGCTGCAATACTTAAAACAGCAGCAGCCGCAACAGCGTTGGCTGGTGCTGTATCCGCCATGGTTATATCATCGGCTAATGGTAGACGCGAGTTAGAGGTATTAGCCAAACAAGCCAAGACAACAACTGAAGATTTTCAAGCATTATCCTTCGCCACTAGCCGGTATGGTATAGACGCGGCCAAAATAGCCGACGCCAGTAAAGATATTGCCGACCGTATTGGTGAGTTCAGCGCCGCAGGGACAGGCGTATTTCAGGATTATGCCGATACTATGAAGCTATCAAAAGATGAGGCGAGAGCAGCAGCGGAAGAGTTTAAGGGTTTATCATCTCAAGAAATACTTGGAACCATGGTTTCGAGAATGGAAGAGGCGAACGTGTCAGGTGATGCAATGTTATTCGTGATGGAGTCACTTGCTAATGACGCCTCAAAATTAATCCCTTTATTCTCTAACAACTCAAAAGAATTGCTAGAGCTTAAAAAGCGCTTTAATGATGTAAATGATTCTTTACAGATAACAGGCACACAAGCTGCTGCACTAAAAGACGTATCAGATACGTTTACCCTGATGACCTCATCTATGGGTAACGCAAGCACAGCAATAAGCGCAACACTTGCGCCGGTATTCGATGACTTCTTTAATGACATAATTGAAATTGTACCAGATGCCACACAAACAATAATTGACTTTGTAAACTCGTTTCTTGATGCTGAAAACATCACATCAATTGCAGGGGTTAACAAAGAGATTGAAGACGGTCAAAAACGAATAGAGTTACTTACCGAAAAGCAAGCCAACAGCATTGGCAGAATGCGTAAAAGCCATACTATAAATTTAGAATTAGAGCTTAAAAGAAAAGAAGAATTAGAGGCACAACTAGTAGTGCTGCAAGAGCAAGAGAAAAGCTTAGAAAACGCCAACAGATTAAAAGGCGGGCAGATTGGCGGCGAAGGCGGCGACCCATTGCCAGAAGGTGGCTTAGGTACTGGCGACGAAATACAGGAAATAGAGGATAGGTTTAAACTAGAAGAAGAACTGCTAGCTGAAAAGCTTGTCCGTGAACTTGAAATGGTTGGAGAGAACCTAGAGCTAAGAAGAAAACTTACTGAGGAATATGTAGATAACATTTCCGCAATAGAAGAGAAAGCCACTAAAGATAAATTAAAACTAGATATGAGCAGGCACAAGACTGAGCAATCATTGGAGCGTCAAAATATAAGCTCTATTATGTCAATCATTAGTGCTTTAGTTGGCCATAACAGTGATGTTGGCAAGGCTTTATTTATTGGCTCTCAAGCTCTCGCCGCAAGTGAGGTTTTTTTCAACACTCAAGTTGCATCAATGAAAGCTGTTGCACAGCTTGGGCCAATAGCTGGGCCACCTGTCGCGGCTGGTATACAGATGTCGGGTAATCTTAGTATAGCGGCTATAGCAGCAACTACATTAGGCTCTTTGGCATCTTCATCAGGCGGAGGCGGTGGAGGTGGTGGCGGCGGCGGTAGTTCAATAGGCCCGCAGCAATCAAGAGAGCCTGATTTTGTACCTGAGTCGTCATCCTTAGAATTCACAGATACAACCGATAGTGGTGCAGCAACGATTAACTTAACAGTGCCAGATGGTGATGAGATAGGTGAAGCTATAGCAAACTGGTTAAGTAAAGCACAGAACGAGGGGCGCGTATAATGATAGTCACAACAAGTAATAAATTAATAGGCGTCGTTCCGGTCATACAACAAGACCAAGGGCCAGGGCAAGTGCCTGCGAATATAACCGACCCTGACCACTCGTTAACATACACCAGCGGAACAGCATCCACTGAGTTCTGGGTGTCCTTTGGCGCGCAGACTGATATCAGTTATTTAGCTATTTCTGGACATGATGCGGCGTCAAGCAATGACGGAATAATTGAGGTGTACAACGGTGCAACATCAGTTGCAGGGATTCAAATATCACGCAACCATAATTTAATGTTTACGTTTGATTTGCAAGACTTCACTGACTTGTGGGTGCGGTTTGCTATCACACCGAATAACCAACCTACAACTGTCAGCTTTATTGCTGCCGGTACTTACCTAGTAATTCCAAGAGGCGAGCAGTCTGGGTACTCTAGACAGTGGTTAGAGCGGCAAACAACATCACAGACAAGCACTAATTTACTATCAGCACCGACCGCAGTAACGCAGAAGCGTATGGCCTTGAAAGGTAACCTGTCAATACCCAATCAAACCAGAGATTTTATTGAGACACAATGGCAAACGTTTATAGACTTTAGCTTTGAACAACCGTTCTTCATTAAAGAAGTTGACGGCGAAGCTCAGACCTCTTACATCTGTTATAATCCAAAGCATAAGATAACGGCGCACCCTCTCAATAGAGGATTAATTAACGCTTCAATGCAATTTAACTCATATAACGGGCTTTAATAATATGGCGTCTTTTGTTTCTACCCAATCACAGTTTACCCAAGAACATTTTGAGGTGCTAGAGATTGATTTGCCCGTCATCACCGGCACTTGCACCGTTGGTGGTTCAAATGGTTTTGGTACA